TAAATTCAGAAGGAAAAAATAGATTAGATGAAGCTGAATTTAGAGAGAACATAGCCCCAGGTCATAGAAACCATGAGACTACTCATACTAATATAGCCATACAAGCAATAAAAGATTTTGCAACTGTTGATGAGATAACAGAAATCAAAAACAACAATGCCGAAACATTAAATTTAATAACACAACAAGTACAAGAATGGAACAATAGCAATTGGGAGTTTGATTGCGACTGGGATAATCCAACTATTTCAATAAAAAAAGAAGGCGAATTAGATAAAAGACAACTCAGAGCCGATTACGCTATTCATTGGGGCAATATGGATAAGACTGCAGCAAAGTGGACAGCAATTTTAATATGTAGTAATAGAGACGAAGTACAAGGTGGAGAAATAGGATTTTCTGTATGGCCTGATCCAGCAAGATATGATAATTATGGTAATCTTGTAAAGCCTGCAGGCAACGTACAGCCACAATGGATTAATGAACAGGGAACTTTAATTATATTCCCTAGTATTTTAGAATGGGGACACAGAGCAGTAATATCAGGTGAATTAGTTCTTTGTAGAATGATGTTTTCAGGAGTGGGGTGGAAATGAGCGAATATGATAATGTGGTACAATACCAAAGAGATTTATTAAAAGCAGAAGAATGGGCTAAAGGCATTGCTTGCATACATGCCCATGGTTTATCTTCAATGCATTATGACGATCGTCCACAAGATACGGCTGACGGAAAACAGGTTACAGACTATGAATACAATTCTGGAATTGTTAAAAGATACCAACAAGGAGAGCTCATTCATATATTTGGTGAACAGCTTGAAGGCGAACAACTAGTTCAAAAGTATGGATCGCATAACCGATGACAAGAATTAACTTAGTATCAACTGCTGAGTTAGCCGATCAACATTTGGTAGCCGAGTATAGAGAAATCTTTATGGTGGGCTCGTCACTTCAACGATCACTCAAATCTCCTAACTGGGAAAAGAATAAAAAGACCTGGCCTAAAGTGTTCACTCTTAATGGTGGTCATGTTAAGTTTTTTTATAATAAGGGAAAGTACTTACACAATAGATACAACGAGCTTGTAAATGAAATGAAAAGTAGAGGTATGAATCCAGATCCAAGTAGAGTCTTTAAAAGAGAACAATGGCCAGATGATCTATACCTAGATTGGTCTCCAACAGAGCAAGATCTGTTAATTGTTCGTCAAAGAATACAAGAAAGAATCGATATGAAACCCGAATGGTATCGTTATTCAAAATCGTTATAACCCCCATAACCAAAAGTAATAAAAAACTGTTGTCTTTATAACAATAAAGGTGTATAGTCTTATAAATAATTCGAATGATGAAACATCATTCATACTTATCGTTAATTATTTTAATTTTTAAGAGGAACTATGACCACATCTGTGCTACGGGCAGTGAAGTTCATGGAGACCAGGATTGACAAGTTTAGAGATGATCACCAACAGGTTTGTGAAATCTGTTCGACTATCGAAGAAGTGCTAAGATTCGCTTTGTGTCTGCTAGGACCGATACTGTTACCAATAACTATTATGTACTTAGAAACTAGATTCTAAGGATGAAACTACTATGGCTGAACTTACTATTACCAAGCCTTCTGTACTCAATGTTGCTCCTCGGTCTGCATCAATACGATCCAAACCAGGGAGCACTTCGTGCAATCAGAGAGGCGGAACAATTCAAAGCAAAACTATTGAGAATATAATAATGGACAAAGTAGAAATTGCTTTGCTAACATTAACATTCTGTGGATTCATTTTTGCATTAACACCAATAATATGAGTCAACAATTACAACTACTACTTAATAAACCAAGAGACGCTACACCAGAAGAAGTGGAGCAGTGGCAAAATGGTGGTGACTATTTTATGACAGGCAACTTCGATCCAATGAAAATGTTTGTTGTGGTACCAGCAATAATACAAGCTCTTGTGTTTGGTATGATGTTGGCTGTAATGTTATACAATACTTTACTGTTTTGATTAAGCAAGCATTCAAAGCCGTCATGGGCGTTGGTAAAAAAGAAGACGTACAGGTAACGGAACTTAAAGTTATCTTCTTTGCATTCCTAGTTACACTTTTATTCCTAGGTTTTATTGCTTCAATGATGGTACTTGTTTCTGTTATTATAAATAAATGTATGACAGAGCTTACCCGACAATTTATTATATCAGCATCACCATACTCAGCAGTTAATTCTAGCTGCTATGTTGCAAGCGTTAAATTTAACAAATCAGCTCAACCTGTTTTATTACTTGTAAACTATCCAGAAGATGCTACAGAGGCAGAAAGAGTACCGCCTACCAATGAAAAGACTATTACTGATCATCTTGAAAGAGTCGCTGATAATCTAAATGACATTTCAGGCACAATAGACGGAGCACTTGCTATACGTAATTTGCTCAAATCAAAAGCCATAGACGATCCAAACACGCCAGTAAATTTGGCAACAGCGAGCGTATAATGCCTATAACATATCCAGCAACTAAAATGTGCTACGATGTAGTAATGACAGAAATAAAAGTGGAAGGCGAAGGAACAATGCAACTTCCACAACAAGTCCCGACACCACATACGCGTATAGGTAAAACAATAGCTGTTAAATCTCCGTGGAGATGTCAATTACAGAGTGGTGGATGGAGACGTCATAGAATGGTATTTGGTAAAGCAAGATATCAAGAATATCAAAACTATGTAAATTCTAAAGCAGGCGAACATTCCAGTTTAATTGGTTCAGAAAAAACTGGTCATGCAGTAACAAAATTTAATAGATTGTTTGCGTGGAACAAAGTTGACGAACAATATGGTTTAACTGATGCTATGATGGATATGAAGATTGGTGATTTATTTCACCACAACCCAGAAGATTGTTCTGTAGTAGTTGATTATGATTTTTCTTTAGGAGCTGATGGCCGAAAAGAAAGAATAGAATCATTAAATATACTTGATGAAAATGGATGTTTTAAAAATCCAATGTCATCTGCATTACCATCAGTACCTATAATAACAGAATACGACTCAGCTAAAATGCCAGGTAATAATGATAAAGTATATTGTACTTCATTTTGGCCATCTAATCTTAACACGTATGATCAGATCTTTAAGGACTGGAGTCAAATTGGCTACATTAAATTTGCTGGCGATACCATGGACATTCCTAAAAGAGGAACAAAAGATATCCTCATAGTCAATAATAAAATAAGATTCCTACCTCAAGCAGGTCATGAGCAGGGTAATTCTATGGATCCTAATAGACCATATGAGCTTAAATCAAATATCCGCACACTAGACAGCATTGGAAGTGCAATTATCATCCATTTGTGGAGAAGGTAATGCCTAAACTGTATAAATAGTCGTATGACTATTACGCAGTTTTTACTTGAAGTCGGTGTACCAATAGGAAGTGCCTTAATTATGGCCTTCTTTATTTTTCTAACATTAAAGTATATGCTAGACTCTGTAAAGGGTCAGGTAGGTACACTTACAGGTATTATTGGTGGACTTGAGAGTAGAGTGAGACAGATGAATAATGATATGATAAAAATTGATCTATTAGTTTCATCAGCATTGGAATTAAAACCTGATATTGAAAGGATTGCAAGAGCTGAAAACTTTGTAGAAGATGGCAACATAGACGCCAGACGAGATTAGTATGGATAAGGTCGCACTATTAGTTGCTGAGTTTGGATTTCCAATGGTACTTGCATTGGGTATGGGATACTTTATGTGGTATCTGTGGAAGTTTCTGACACTGGAATTAAAACCAGCGCTAGGAACATCTCAAAAAGAGTTGATCAAATTGATTGATCAAATTAGAATGCTAGATAATGATTTAATTCGTCTACAACAAAAGGTAGACACAGTATTAGAGTATAAACAGACTCAAGATATTATTAGAGATGCAGAAAAAGAGAATGCATTTCAGGAGTTAAAAGATAATGGTATATAAAATACTACTTAGTTTGGTTGGAGCGCTGGCATTAACAGCACAAGCAGACATAGTACACAAATTTAAAAATCCTTCATTCAGTGGACAAGGCACTGGTGCTCATTATTTAACAATTGAGAACCAGGAGCATTCAAGGAAGAAGGCAATCGAAGATGCTTTAGAGGCTGCAAGAAAAGCGGCAGAAAGGGAAGCAGAGAATACTACATTGGCCAAATTCATGAGGAATCTTGAGTCAAGAATTTACGCACAGTTTGCAAAACAGTTAGTTGACAGTATGTTTTCTAACGACAGTCCAAATACGTTTGGTACATTCACATTAGAAGGTTCGGTTATTACTTGGGAACTTGTTCCTGGTGTTGATGGATCACCAGATGTTATTAGATTAACAGTTGTAGATGAGTTTGGATCTGAAACCGTTATAGAAATACCGGTTGGAACTGGATACTATTCACAAGACAGTGATGGTAATGGTTCAGATGGGGACGGATAATGGAGGTTCTACTTGGTTTGATGCTTGTCTTAGGAGTCTTACAGGAGTCTGATACTCCAGTGTGGACTGATGAGCCAATAAAATGTGACCAGGTAGAAATAGTTGATATGATAACTGCAGTTGAAAAAGCAGTTAACAGAACCTATCTTTGTGTTGAAGAAGCAGAAGTAATTAGCTTACCATCTTACTTAGAACTATTACAACTACCGGCACCAGACCAAAAACCAGTTGTAGCTGTTTATGATTTTTTAGATAAATCAGGACAAAGAAAAGATTCCGCCTCAGGTCAGTCATTTAGTACTGCTGTAACTCAAGGCGGTGTAGAATTATTAATAGATGCTCTAAAAACTGCAGGTGGCGGAACCTGGTTTAGAGTAGTTGAGAGACAGGGGATTGATCATCTAGTTAGAGAAAGACAGATTATTAGATCCGGAAGAGATGAAGCGGCAAAAGCGCTTAATATAGAGCCGCAAAATATTGGACCACTCTTATTCGCAGGAATGATTATTGAGGGTGGCGTTATAGGTTATGACACTAATATAAAATCCGGAGGTCGTGGCGCGCGTATCTTTGGTATAGGCAAAACAAAACAGTATAAACAAGATCAAGTTACTGTTTCTGTTAGAGCTGTTAGTGTTCTAACTGGTGAAGTATTATTAAACGTCCAAACAAGAAAGTCTATCCTTTCTTATGGTGGCGGTGGAGATGTTTTTAAGTTTATTGAAAACGGAACTACCTTATTAGAATATGAAGACGGTGTGGGAAATAATGAGAATGTGACTTATGCGGTACGAACAGCTGTTGAAGCTGCAGTACTGGAATTAATATACCAAGGACATGATAGAGGTTTTTGGACAATCAAGGATGGACATAGGCACCCGCATAATGCGGACGGAACTCAGCTTTTACATCCTTTAGAGGGAGAAGGAAATGAATAGAATATTATTAGGCCTAACTTTACTATTCTCTACATCTTTCATTTATGCAGCAGCCACTGACGATAACGAAATTAACATCAATCAAGAGGGTGATACTTTAACACTTTTAATTGATCAGATTGGTTACGGTAACAAAATTGGATTGAACGACTTTTCATCAAGTTCGTCTCCAATGGTAATTACTGGTACCACATTAAATTTTAATATCGATCAGCAAGGTAATGAAAACTTATTATACGGACCGTTCATCGCTGATACGTCGACCGTTGTTTTAAGTTGGATTGGCGACAGCAATGTATGGGACTGGAACATTGGTTCTACTGGATCAGCAGATGATATGAACATCGCTTCGGACATCACTGGTGATTCTAATACAATGGACCTTGACATAGGTGCTAACGCTAGTGCAGAAAGATTAGATTTTGACTTGACAGTGATTGGAAGTTCAAACGTATTTGATGTTGATATAGACGTCGATGATGCAGTTTGGAACATGAGTATTACTGGTGGATCAAACAATATTAATACTATGCAAAAAGATGGTGGTGAGCAAGAGATCAATTTGACTCATGTTGGCTCCAGTGCTGATATTGATATCAACCAAATGAGTGGAACATGCCCGGGGGGTATTTCTACTTGTAATGGTATCATAACATTGGACATAGATTCTGAGAATGCAACAATTCAAATTAATCAGAAAGACGCTACTAACGACAGCTAGTATAGGCTTCTTCATGGGTTCGGTTTTAGCTGAACCCATTGGAGATATTAAAGAGTATAAAGGAAGCGCAAAGCTAACTAGAGAGGCTGGAGAAGAGCTCGTAGTCTCAGGTTCGTTCGTACCAGAAGTAAACATGAACGACACTGCCGAAACAAACAACGGCAGAATGCTTATCGAATTCAAAGATAAAGCAGAATTATCATTAACAGAAAACACAAGAGTGTACATTGATAATGTATACTATGACCCCGATCCAAGTAAAAGTAAAATGACCATGCGTATGGCAATGGGCACTGCTAGATTTGCTAGTGGACGACTTGGAATGGTCAATAAGAACAATATAGACATATCAACTCCAACAGCTACTATTGCTGTTAGAGGGACAGACTTTACGACAACTATAGATGAGCTAGGGAGAAGTTTAGTTATATTATTACCAGACGACTTTGGTAATCCATCTGGACAAATAGACGTGTTTAATGATGGAGGAAAGGTAACGCTTACAGAAGCATATGCAGCTACAATGGTAACAGCATATGATAGCCCTCCAACGCCAACGGTTGTTATTAATAACATAACACCCAATATGATAGACAATATGTTTATTGTAGCACCACCTCCTGATGTAAGACGGAACTTAGAAGCTGCAGCAAGGGACGAAGAAAACCAAGATCAAGGATTATTAGATGTAGACTTTTTAGAGTTTAATGAGCTTGAAGGAGATGCAGGACTATCTACAGACGAATTAGAATTTTCAGAATTAGATATAGACTTCTTGGATGTCGACTTCTTAACCGATTTGCTTGATATAGTAGAAGCATTAGTTCGAACTACAGCATCGCTCTCTGACGTACAGAGACAGGGTTCTGCAGGCGCATTTACAATAAAAGGTGCTTCAGTTGGGTTTAACAAAGATTCACAATACAACGTGTTTGAACAGGATGGCGACGTAGTATTTTTAAGGGACGTAAACGGAGCTATTAGATTGCAATTAGACATAGGTGCAGCTGCATCAATAGTATCATATGTAGAAGGATATGAGGGAGAGATCTGTTTAAATGGATGCGATGATATTTTTATTGTCATAACTCAACAGAACTAAATATTAATATGAGAGATATAATTATAGCATTAATAATTTTAGCATCACCAATGATTGCATTCGCTGGTGACAATCACGTACACATAGAACAAGTTAGTAGTGGGGATAATGTTAATATTGATATTGACCAGATAGGGTATGGCAACTTAATTAGATTTAGTACAGCACATAATAACAACACATTTAACTTAACTCAAAAAAATGATAACAATACAGTATCATGGGTACCCTGGTGGGGATCTGGAGCTAGTTGGGGTGGTGATGTTGATGGTGTTTCAAATGTAATTAATATAGACCAACGTGGTGGAGCTGTTTATGGAGCCCATGTACTTGGTGATTATAATGCAGTTGACGTATACCAAGATGGTGACGGAGATCATGAGACTTACTTAGATATCCATTCTAACAATACTGATACAGATATATGGCAAGAAGGTGCTGGCGACAAATATGCTAGACTTTATTATTACGGTACAGCTAATAATTCTGACGTAGATTTAATGCAAAAAGGATCAGGTGCACACACTGCATTAATTACATTAAAAGGATCCCAAGCAACTAATCTAGATTTATTACAACAAGGCGTAACCGATCAATCATATTCTTTGACTCAAACNTGTGTAACAGCTGGTGGTTGTACTATCAATGTTACTCAAGGCGATTAGTTAAATTACATTATATTATGAAAANACTTTTTAATTTCTGCGTAAAGTGGGAGCCATTAATGAAATTTGCTGGCGAGCCTACTGATGATATATGTGCTGGCAGTGCAAATCAAAAACCAGAAAACGTAGCTAATGATTATGATGTGTTTTTATATAGAACACCATGGCATCAAAAAGTTATGAGGTATTCTAAACCTCATAAAAAAGTTTGTTTAAGAAATTGTGTATGTGGTTGTAGAGCTGGGTTAGGAAATAAAGGCCTTCTTAAATCAATAAAAAACAAAGACTGGTTCCCACCGACATATTTTGAACATGAAGAATGTAGTAACATATTAAATGATAAAGAACTATACTTCACAAAACATTATACATTAGAAGCTGGAACAGGAATTAGTATAGTTCCAGGAAATCGTTTAAGAGACCGTTTAGCTAAAACCAATAACCTAGTGCCAGGTGGAAGGATGTTGCAACGAAACTTAGATCCGCATTTATTTGATATTGAATATAATGGATCACACCCAGACTTTATTGATAAAGATTTTTATAAAGACAAAAAATATTCTATTAGAATATGGACTCTTGTTAGCGATCAGGGCGACATAGCAGTAATGAAAGATTATCATTATAAGTTTGCTATCTTTAATCACAAAACAAGAGACGAGATAATGGAAGAGTCTGAAAAAATAGGACATTGGATAAAGCCTGATTGGTTTCATCTAACTAACTCTACTCACACAAGAGATATTAAAATGAGATATGACTCTTTTGATGAATTGAAAGAAAATGAAAAGCATAAAGACATAGAAGAGTGGTGGAACGATCCACTAGGATTATTAAAGGCTCAGCATAGTATGATGAGATTGAATGATGATCCAACTTTCTTTGACAACCATGACGAAGTATATCCGCTAATGTGTCAATATATTAAAGAATACATTAACGAAATAATACATTTACAAAAAGTACCAGAATGTATTGAGGGCAGAACATGGACAACATTTGGTATGGATTTTATGCTTGATAAGAATAAAAAGCTATTCTTCCTAGAAGCAAATCAAGACCCAGGATATAAATTATTTGAACCAAGTGATGCATT